GGCTTCAAGACCCGTTATGGTCTTATCGCCAACCCCTTCGCAGAAGGCACCAATCAGGGTATGGGTCGCATCTTCCCCAACACCAACCGCTACTACCAGAGAACGGTTGTTCAAAACCTCATGTGATTCATTCACAACTCAATCAGGAGGGTCTTCGGACCCTCTTTTTTTATGCCTAGGTATAAACTCGTAGGCATAAATTTTTATTGCCAAAATGTTCATTTTAGCACAAAACGAATCTATATACTGTAGAATTATGCGAGGTGGTCAAATGATCCAAACTCCCTCCCAATAGATCATGTGTTACTTTGCATGGAGGAAACATGCACAATATCCTATCTCGCGCTCAGCTCAACGAATGGCGTCATCTTGAGAAAACAATTAACGAACTAGAAGTCGAAAACCAAAGGATTAATGACTACTATGAATGTCTTATTGAGTGCGATGCTTTAAATCAAAATGAATGCAAAAAGGTTTGCAGAAGTATTCTAATGTAATCGACGGGGACCAAGAGGTCCCCTTTTTTTGTCTAAATAAGATCATAAGAGTGTCCCTAGGACCATGTATCCAGTAATCTTAGTTGGTTGTTTTACACCACTGATTATTCTCTTCATTGTAATGAAACTTTCAGTCTGGATCGAAGCTGTTAATGCTGAGTCGGATTATGTCAGACAAGAACCTCTTCGAGAACGAGGACCCTTTGTGGCAAACCCATATGAAGATGTTGATGCAGAGGAAGAGGAGTATGGAGATCGCACAGACTATCGATGATGTTCTGTTTGAATGGTACTCTGAAAGGGGACTAGAAGTTCCTAACTGGAAAAGACAAAAAGATCCACAGTGGTGGATAGACTACCTTAGAGAATTGGGATTAGACGAGAACAATCAATGACAAACAGTTTTTACTCAAAACAAATTCAGAACAGGAACTATCTGTCTCCTACTGGATTTAAGTTTACCCTCGCTAAAACACCAAAGGTAGACTTCTTTTCTAACAGTGCAAAGTTACCTGGCATTCAGTTAGGATCCATTGGTGTAGGTAATTACCTGAAAGAGATTCCTATCCCTGGAGATACCATTTCGTTTGAGGATCTCACTCTACAGTTTCTTGTAGATGAGAACATGGAAAACTATATGGAGATTCACAACTGGATCTATGGTTTGGGGTATCCTAAATCTGTACAACAGTTTAGAGATCTTGTAGATGATAGGGGTTCTGTTGATAATGGAAAACAGTTCAGCGACGGAACACTTGCTATTCTGAACAGCAATTATAACCCATTGATCTATGTAAAGTTCACTGACATGTTCCCAATTTCGCTATCGTCTTTGGAATTTACTGCCAGTGAAAACGATTATACATACTTTACAGCAACAGTAACTTTTAAGTATCTGTTGTATGAGATCTTCGATACTCAATTCAATCTATTGTAATGAACTTAGAAACTATACAAAGTATGTGGGAGAAAGACTCACAGATTGACAAATTTAATATTCATGATGAATCTGCAAAGATTCCATCGTTGCACGCTAAGTATTTCGACATTTACAATACGATTAAACTTCTGAGAGAGAAAGCCCAAGCACAAGACTCTACGGTAAGGTTACAAAGGTATAACTATTACACGGGCAAAGCGTCACCAGAGGTTTATGAGGATGATCCCTTTCCATATAAAGTTAGGGAGAAAGATGCCATTCAGCGCCATTTAGCTGCTGATGAAAAACTGCAAGCAATAGATCTAAAAATTAAGTATTACAATGTAATGCTTACATATCTGGAAGATATCATTAAACAGATCAATAATAGGAGCTTCATGCTCAAAAATATTATTGATTGGAATAATTGGCAAAGAGTTGCAGGTTAATTATGAAAAATCTATTCCTCGCCGCACTGCTGGCGTTGACTCCCGCTTCTGCTTTGGCAGAGGGAAAGATCACTAAAGGATACAATACGATGGACTCCTTGGGTTGTATGCTCGTGCTTGAGTGTACAAAGGGAGTAGAAGAAGTCCACACCATTCTAGACATTTCATCTAATTATGAGATGGAAGACTACACAAGTGTGGCAAAAGAATTTAACAACATGATGGTGTCGCTTAAAAGCATTGGTGTGAAAGTATTCCTTGCTGATGAGAAGTACTTCCCTGTTGGTCATCGTGGAGTTTATCACACCGTAGGTAATAACTTCTTCCTCAATAAGAATTACATGGATGATCCTGGCACGCTGATGGCAGTGATGCGTCATGAAGGATGGCACGCTGCACAGGATTGCATGGCAGGTTCTATTAAGAACTCTATGATTGCCATCATCCATCCAGAAGAAGATGTTCCTGCCTTGTGGCGTGTAATGGCAGAGCGTACATATCCTGCCGCTGCTGTACCTTGGGAAGCAGAAGCAGGTTGGGCAGGTCGCACTGAAGGTATGACAATGAAAGCACTGGAAGCATGTGCTAATGGAAAAATGTGGGAAGTATATGAACCCACACCACTCACTCGTAAATGGTTAGAAGCAGAGGGTTACATTAAATGATTTACATGTTCACAAAGGAGTCTTGCGGTCCTTGCGGATTGGTTAAAAGATACATCAATGCATTGAAAGATGATCGTAAAGATCAGATTACTGAAGTATATCTGGAAGACTTCAGTGATGAACCAATTCCAGAAGAGAACCTTGCCCTTGCTAAGAAGTATGGCGTAACTGCAACTCCCGTACTGGTCGTCACTGATGAGAACGGAGAACTGTTAGAAACATACACAGGTGGTCTACCGATCACACAAAACATTAGAAAAGTATACAACAAGTATATTCCGAATGAGTAAGATCGTAATTTCTAAAAAGAACGAAGTATTTCTCAAGATTGAAGCAGACCCTCATGTTTACCATGAGTTGTCAGATCAATTTACATTCGATGTTGAGGGTGCGAAATTTATGCCTCAGTATAGAAAAAAATACTGGGATGGAAAGATTCGCCTCTTCAACATGCAGACTGGTGAGATTTATGTCGGTCTCTTAGATAAAGTTGTATCTTTCTGTAAGAGATACAAATACGAGTACACATTTGAGAACAATAAGTTCTATGGACTACCATTCGAGTCCAACGACATGATCTCTATGGAGGGTGTCAAAGATTACATGACATCTATTTCCAGACACGCTCCGAGAGATTATCAGATTGAGGGTGTATACGATGCTCTGAAACACAATAGAAGACTATTGATAAGCCCAACAGCCTCTGGCAAATCTTTGATGATTTACTCAATCGTGAGGTACTTTGCAGAGCATAAGAAAAATATTCTTGTAGTTGTTCCAACGACATCTCTGGTAGAGCAGATGTATAAGGACTTTGAAGACTATGGTTGGGATGTTGAGTCATACTGTCACAAAGTATATGCTGGTCGTGAGCGTGAAGCATCTGCACCAGTTGTAATTACTACCTGGCAATCTATCTATAAATTAGAAAGAAAATACTTTGAAAGATTTGACTGTGTTATCGGGGACGAGGCACACCAGTTTAAGTCGAAGTCTCTCATAGGTATCATGACAAAACTACACCATGCTAAGCATAGGTATGGTTTTACAGGAACTTTAGATGGCACACAAACTCATAAGTTAGTACTAGAAGGTCTCTTTGGTCCATCATATAAAATCATCAGAACAGATGAACTGATGGAGAAAGGTTATCTTGCAACATTAAATGCAAAAATTATTTTGTTAACTCATGATAAAAAACCGTTCTCGGCGTATGAGGAGGAAATCCAGTACCTCATCAAGCACGATCAGCGCAACAAGTTTATTAAGAATTTGGCGTTGGATCTTAAGGGAAATACCTTGGTTCTTTTCTCAAGGGTAGAGGATCATGGAAAGGTATTATACGAAATGATAAATAGTTCGGTAGATGAAAACCGAAAAGTATTCTTCATCCACGGGGGTGTGGATGTTGAAAATAGAGAACTCGCTCGCTCTATCACAGAAACTCAAGACAGTGCCATTATTGTAGCGTCTTACGGAACATTCAGCACTGGCATCAATATTAAAAATCTTCATAATGTAATTTTCGCATCCCCATCCAAATCAAGAATTAGAAACCTCCAAAGCATTGGTAGAGTTCTGAGGAAGGGGAAGAATAAATTTAAAGCAACTCTATATGATATTGCAGATGATTGTTCAAGTCGCGTAAGAAAAAACTATACTCTCAATCATCTCATTGAAAGGATAAAAATTTACAACGAAGAAAATTTTAATTATGAAATTATAAAAGTAAATTTAAAGAGTAAAAATGAATGAAGACCTAACCTTTTACTGCGTACTAAAATTAGTATCAGGCGAGGAGTTAATCTCTGAAGTCTTGATTGACGACAATGATGACAATCCTCTGATTATTTTACAAACTCCTCTGAAAGTAGAGACTGTCCATAGAGGTCCTACTGGGTACATGAAACTCGTACCTTGGATGTCGGTTCCCGATGATGATATTTACTTTATCAAACCAGATAAAGTTATTACTATGACTGAGATCTCAGCAGATCATGAGATGGTGGAAGCATATCTTCACTATAATCTGCAGAAAGAATATTATGATGAGGGAAACAAAAAAGTGAAAGCGAGTAAAAAAATGGGATACATCAGTAGTGTAGATGATGCTAGAACAAATCTAGAGAAGATTTTTAACACTAAAGATGATATTGTCTCGGGAATCGCTACACATGCATAACTAAAAGCTTCAAAGCTATTATTTCTCTTGACCCCTCACAAGGAGGATTATACTGAGAATTTGAGGTCGTGTCAAGCCCATGACAAATTCTTATGATTGTGTTATAATCTGTACAGTTAAACAGATTACCTATGCCTAGGAAGAGATCTGACCATTATGTAAATAATAAAGAACTTCTGGAGGCAATGGTTGTCTATCGGAAGAAGTGTGCTATTGCGAAAGAGAAAGATCTTCCACCCCCTCCAATCGGAAATTACCTTGGAGAGTGTTTTCTGAAGATTGCAACACACCTCTCATACAAACCGAACTTCGTGAACTACATGTTCCGAGAGGATATGATCGGTGATGGAATTGAGAACTGCGTTCAGTATATACATAACTTTGATCCCGAAAAGTCTAATAACCCATTTGCTTATTTCACCCAGATCATTTATTATGCGTTCCTTCGCAGGATCCAAAAGGAGAAAAAGCAGTTGGAAATCAAGACCAAGATTATTGAACGGACTGGATACGATCAGGTCATGGTCGTAGAAGAGGGTGCATCTGGATCTGCTTCCGACTATAATTCTATTAAAGATAATATTCAATATAGACTGAATCGATGAAAGTCGCTATTATTACTGATCAGCACTTTGGATGTCGGAAGGGTAGTAAGTTATTCCACGACTACTTCCTGAAGTTCTATGAAACAGTATTTTTCCCAACCTTACAGAGGGAAGGCATTACCACGGTCATCGACATGGGCGACACTTTTGACAATCGTCGCTCGATTGATCTTTGGTCTCTGGAGTGGGCTAAGAAGAATTACTATGACACTCTCAGAGATATGGGGATTAATGTGTTTACCGTTGTGGGTAATCACACTGCCTATTACAAAAACAATAACAACATTAACACTATTGATCTACTATTACGAGAGTATTCTAATATTACTCTTATCCAAGATTGTGCCGAGTACACGATAGACAAGACCAAGTTCCTCTTTATGGGGTGGATGAATACTGAGAATCAAGATAAGATTCTGAAGAAGATTAAATCATCCAAGGCAAAGGTTGTAGTCGGTCACTTGGAACTCAATGGGTTTGCTGCCTATAGAGGATTTACTCAAGACAGGGGCAATGATCCAGAGATCTTTGAGAAGTTTGATAGAGTCTTTAGTGGGCATTATCACACTCGCAGTAGCGATGGCAAGATTTTCTATCTTGGTAATCCATATGAAATGTATTGGAATGATGTAGAAGACCCCAGAGGTTTCCACATCTTCGATACTGACACTTATGAATTGACACCAGTTAACAATCCTTACAGGATGTTCTACAACATTTACTATGAGGATACTCCATATCAAATGTTTGATGCCAGAGAGTATGCTGGTAAGATTGTAAAACTGATTGTTCGTAAAAAATCTAATCCAAAAGACTTTGAGAAGTTCATCGACAAACTTCACACCGTGGGTGTTGAAGAGTTAAAAGTCATTGAGAACTTTGACTACAATCAGGGATGGGTTCACTCAGAAGACTTTGAGGCAGAGGAAGAAGAAAATACTATTGCTATCCTTCACAGATACATAGAAGAATCTGATGTTGAATTAGACAAGTCTAGAGTCAAAGAAATGATCGGAACACTATACAGGCAAGCGTGTGAGGTAGAATAATGTTTCTACTTACGGAAGAGGGTAAGAGAGAAGGTGCGTATGCAGTAAAAGACTTCTCTGGTGAAAGAGTTCTTTTTCTTTTTGAACAACAGGATGACGCTGAGCGTTACGCTATGCAGTTAGAAGATAACGAGGGCGTAGAGATGGAAGTCGTAGAGGTGGATGAAGAAGTTGCAATAAAAGCGTGTGCGGTGTATAATTACAAATATACTGTCATCACTGCGGATGACATCGTGATACCCCCTGAACAAGAGCATGATTCTCTTCAAGAAGATTAAATGGAAGAACTTTTTATCCACTGGAGACCAGTGGACGGAGATGAATCTAAACACTCATGGCACTACTCTTATTGTGGGTACTAATGGAGCTGGTAAATCCACTGTTCTGGATGCACTTTGCTTTGTTCTTTTTAATAAGCCTTATCGTAAGATCAACAAACCGCAGTTAGTTAACACTGCCAATGAGAAGGGGTGTCTTGTAGAGATTGAGTTCTCGGTTGGTCCTAAAGATTATATTGTTCGTCGTGGTATCAAACCCAATGTGTTCGATATCATTGTCAATGGTCACATGCTTAATAAGGAAGCAGATGATCGTGCCAATCAGAAGATCCTAGAAGATAATATTCTTAAACTGAACTATAAGTCTTTTACTCAGATTGTGATTCTGGGTAGTAGCAACTTCGTGCCGTTCATGCAGTTGACTCAGGCGAACCGTAGAGAGGTCATTGAGGACCTCCTGGACATTCGTATCTTCTCTGCTATGAATAACCTCATTAAGGAGCAGATTCGTAGGCATAAAGAGGCAGTAAAGTCTCTTGAGTATAAGAAGTCTGCCTCTAAGGATAAAGTCAGGATGCAGGAGGAGTTTATTACAGATATTGAGACCAGAGGTAAGGATAATATTAAAGAGAAGGAAGGTAAAATTGATACCATTTCTGTAGAGATTGATACGCTCATGCAGAAGAATGAAACTCTTGATGAGCAAATGACAACACTCTCTGATGAGTTGGATAAAGTATCTGGTGCTACCGACAAACTCAAAAAACTCGGTAACTTGAAAGGTAAGATCTCTCAAAAGGTATCTACTATTACCAAAGAACATAAGTTCTTTACAGAGAATACGGTTTGCCCTACATGCACACAGTCCATTGAAGAGACCTTCAGACTAAATAAAATTAGCGACGCTCAAAATAAAGCCAAGGAACTCAACGAAGGTTTTAAACAACTGGAGGAGTCGATAAAAGAAGAAGAGGATCGAGAGCGTCTTTTCAAAACCTTATCTAAGGAGATTACTGACCTCACACATGGCATTTCTCAAAACAATACAAGAATTTCTGGGTTACAGAGACAGTCAAGAGATCTACAACATGAAATTCAAACTCTTACCGATCAGTTACAAAACAGAAATTCTGAACATGAGAAATTAGAGCAGTACAAAGGAGAACTTCAAACTGTATTCGATAATCTTGCTCACAAAAAAGAAGAGATAAACTACAACGATTTTGCATATTCCCTCCTTAAGGATGGTGGAGTAAAGGCAAAGATAATCAAAAAATATCTCCCTTTGATTAATCAGCAAGTGAATCGTTACTTACAGATGATGGATTTTTACATTAACTTCCATCTAGACGAAGAGTTTAACGAAACGATTCAAAATCCAATACACGACAAGTTCTCCTATTCATCTTTTTCGGAGGGCGAAAAAATGAGAATCGACCTGGCGCTTCTCTTTACATGGAGAGAAGTTGCTAGGTTTAAGAACTCAGCGAACACAAACCTTCTTATTATGGACGAGGTGTTCGACAGTTCTCTCGATGGGTTTGGCACAGACGAATTCCTAAAGATCATTCGTTATGTCATTAAAGACGCAAATGTCTTTGTCATCTCCCATAAGCAGGACATGCTAGACAAGTTCAATACTGTGATAGAATTCAGGAAGCAAGGAGGATTCTCGTACAAGTCTGAGAAAAGCGCAGTAGAGTCATGAACACCCCAAACTGGCAACACCACAGTAAAAAAGAACAGAAACGCAAACTTAAACCACAAGCTCTTCGCCAGGCAAAGGCACGGCTAAGACAGTTTAAAAAGCGGCACATGCAGACCTCCGACCAGCGTCGGGGGTTTTATAATAGGTGCATACGAGACGAGATCCATGCTGCACGACATTAAGGGCAAACTCGCCCGACTGCTTGCCACCGAGAACCTTATTGTAGAGCACAAGCGGGTAGAGACTGCATCCTTCAATGTCCACAGTCGGGTCCTGGTCCTTCCTATCTGGAAGGTCGCTAGTTCGACTGTCTATGATCTTCTCGTCTCGCATGAGGTTGGTCATGCTCTGTTTACTCCAGATCGTGACTGGAATGAGGAAGAAGAGTACGCTTCTGCACCTCATCAGTTTGTGAACATCATTGAGGATGCTCGCATCGAGAAACTGATGAAGCGTAAGTTTGCTGGTCTCTCCAAGACTTTCTACCGTGGTTACAGTGAATTGCAGGAAGAAGATTTTTTCTGTCTTGGTGAGGACGATCTCTCTACTTATAGTTTCCCCGATCGTATAAACCTTTGGTTCAAGGTCGGTAATCATGTCCAGATTCCCATCGAGAGTGATGAGGAAATGGATATCATCAAAAGGATTGCTGCTGTTGAGACCTTTGATCAGGTTCTTGCACTCGCTGTAGAACTTAGGAACTTCTGTCAGGAAAAACAGCAGCAGAAAGAGTACGAGATTCCTGCACCTAAGCAGGAACAAGACTCTGAGGGTTCTGACTCTGAAGAAGAGACTCCCAATAACCCTGCACCTGAGAGCACTCAGACCCGCCAGGAAGACGCTCCTGAGAGTGAGCAGGGCGAAGGTACTAAAGAGAAGGAGAAGTCTCCTGTGGGCGGTCGTACCGACGAGTTCGAGACTCAGACTATGGATGCCCTTGAGGAAAAACTGAAAGATCTTGCAGAGATGCAGGGATATGACAGCATTTACATTGAGGTTCCTAGCGTAAAGAGTGAGAATGTCATTGCAAAAACCCATGAGATTCGTGATCTTCTGAATACCTGGTGGGGAGCACAACAACTGAAAAGGGATAATGACCGTGAAGAGTTTGGTCTTCCTCCCATCAATCTCTTCGAGAGTGTTGACGCTGATTACAAGACCTTCAAGAAGTCTGCTAATCAGGAAGTTAACTATCTGGTCAAAGAGTTTGAGATGAAGAAGTCTGCAAATCAGTACTCGCGTTCCACATTTGCAAAGACGGGTGTTCTAGACTGCACTAAACTTCATACCTACAAATACAACGAAGAACTTTTTAAGAAGGTAACCATTGTTCCTGATGGAAAGAATCATGGTCTAGTTTTTGTTCTTGACTGGTCTGGATCTATGGAGCGTGTTCTGCTGGATAGTGTGAAGCAGATTATGAACCTTGTTTGGTTCTGTAAGAAAGTCGGTATTCCTTTCGATGTCTATGCTTTCACTAACGAGTGGTTTCACACCCGTGATGGTGAACTCCCCCCAGAGAAGTGTGAGCGTATCGAGAATGAACTGCACATCGCTGATGAATTTGCAATGCTGAATTTCCTCAGCAGCAAGTCAACTCATTTTGAGGATGACATGCTCAATCTCTATAGACTCGCACATTATTTCTCCTGCTGGCGTAGTGGTCCTGACTATACTGCCCCCTGGCGTCTGAACCTGTCGGGCACTCCTCTGAATGAAGCAATCATTTCTCTGCATACTATTCTGCCCGAATTCAAGCGTAGCAGCGGTGTTCAGAAAGTCCAGTGCATTGTCTTCACTGACGGTGAGGCAGGTCCTGTGCCCATCAATCGCATCGTTAAGCGTACCTGGGAAAAAGAACCATACATGGGTCACGGTCATGTTCGTCCTGGATCCTTCCTCAGGAACCGTAAAACTGGCACTACCACTCGTTTTGATGGTCCCTATCAGGATTTTACTAAGAGTCTGCTGGACCATCTTTCGGAGACCTATCCTGACTTGAATGTGATTGGTTTCAGGATTGTCGAATCCCGTGATGCAGGATCTTTCATTCGTAGGTACATTTCCGAATACAATGAAGTTGAAAAAGTTATGAAAACTTGGAAGAAACTTCGTTCCTTTACTCTGTCTAACACTGGGTATCTCAAGTACTTTGCCCTGTCCAGCACTGAACTCTCAAAGGATTCTGAGTTTGATGTAGATGAAGGTGCTACTAAGACGCAGATCCGTAACGCCTTCAAAAAATCTCTTTCTTCTAAGAAGGTTAATAAAAAAGTTCTCAGCGAATTTGTTGAATTGATTGCTTGACAAAAAATTTCAAACCATATATAATTGGAATATCTTCATTAACGAATATGAAATTCGCACTGACCAACCGCAAAAACATTCTAGACACTGCTCTGGAATCCTATTGCATGTGGGTTCCTAAGAACTTGGACAAGATCCGTGCCAATGCTCGTATCGGTGAGACCATGCTCCCACCCGAACAGTGGACCCAGATGTTTGGTCTGGATCTGTTTACTGCCGAGCACCAGAGTCTTATTCAACCCCTGTACACGAAGTCGAAGAAACCTCTTATCGACTTTGCCCGTGAGACCATCAGCAAAGAGGTGGTCAGACGGTTCCATTCCGAAGAACTCTGGGGCACCACTTTCTCCCGTCAGTTCCCTGGCATTATGGCGGCAAAGGCAAAACCCTCCAAACCTCGTAAAAAGACCAAGAAGATGCAGAAGACCCAACAACCCATCGACATTTTCGAGACTGCAACTGCTGTAGACTCTATCTCTCAGTCTCTCGGTACTAACTACCAGGAGAGGCAAATGACCATCACTGATCTGGTCAACTCCATTGCAGGAACTGGGATGAAGATCACCATCGAACCAGTTTGAGAACTGTCCCAATCGTCCCTTCTGGGGGCGGTTTTGCCTTATAATAGGTTCATACCAATCAAACCTCTGACATGACCCGCGTGAAAACTTCTAATCTTCTCGATTCTCTTCGCGACAACTTTGGTAGCAATCTGACCGCTGCTGATATCAAGGGTTACTGCCACGCTAACGATATCTCTTACCCTACCGTTACTCGCCACCTGGAACCGTTCAAGGTTGCTCGTGGCAAATGGGATCTGTCTATCACTGAAGTTCGTGAGCAACTTGAGAAAACTGTCTCTATTCAAAATACCCAACCTGAAAAACAAAATTTGATCCCTGAAACAGATGATACCTTCGTCAAGTTTGGTAACTTTAGCGATCTTAAAAAGATTATTTCCAGTCGTCTCTTTTACCCTGCTTTCATCACTGGTCTCTCTGGCAACGGCAAGACCTTCTCTGTTGAGCAAGCATGTGCTCAACTAAATAGGGAGTTGATTCGTGTGAACATCACCATTGAGACTGACGAGGATGATCTTATTGGTGGGTTTCGTCTTGTTAATGGCGAAACTGTCTGGCATAATGGACCCGTCGTGGAGGCTCTTTCGCGTGGAGCTGTTCTCCTTCTAGACGAAGTTGACCTGGCATCTAACAAGATCCTGTGTCTGCAATCTATCCTTGAAGGCAAGGGTGTCTTCCTGAAGAAGATCGGTAAGTTTGTGAAACCCGCTGCTGGTTTCAATGTCATCGCCACTGCCAACACCAAGGGCAAGGGTTCCGATGACGGTCGTTTCATTGGCACCAATGTGTTGAACGAAGCATTCCTTGAGCGTTTCCCTGTGACCTTTGAGCAGGAGTATCCCACCACCAAGATTGAGCAGAAGATTCTACAAGGTGTAGCATCAGAACTCAATGTGGTCGCTCCTGAGTTCTGCGATCGTCTTTGTGACTGGGCAGACATCATTCGTAAAACATTCTATGATGGCGGTATCGATGAGGTAATCTCTACCCGTCGTCTGGTTCACATCATTCGTGCATATTCCATCTTTGCAGATAAGCAAAAAGCAATCGAAGTCTGTCTGAATCGTTTTGATGATGAGACCAAGAGTGCCTTCCTGGACCTCTATGACAAGGTTGATGCCGATTTTGATTACACTGCATCTGGTGAAAAGTTTCCTGTTGACAGCAAGAATAAGGAGGATGTATAATGAACTCATGGTCACTTCTTTATGATGTCATGCACGGTAATCTTGAACCCGAAGAGAGGTCTCCCTATACATTTGAATTAAAAATTACTGACAAAACAGTGTACAAATACAACGAAGACAAAATCCTTCAGGAAGTGAAGGACTATATCAGTGACACATATCGTGCCCACTACAACTCTGGCAGTGGAATTCAGACTCTTGATCTGATTGATTCCTGTGGAGATGCTGCTGCCTTCTGCCGTAGCAATATTCTAAAGTATGCATCCCGCTATGATAAGAAGGGATCTGCTAAAATGGATCTAAAGAAGATCATCCACTACGCCGTTCTTCTCTACTACTTCACTACTAAGGACACCGAAACCGATGAGCAAGGATATGAAACTTTCTGAAAAGACTATCGATCTTTTGGAGAACTTCTCTTCTATTAACCAGTCCATTCTGGTGAAGAAAGGTTCTAAACTTCGCACCATCTCGGTGATGAAGAACATTCTCGCGGAAGCAGACATCGACGAGAATTTTGAGAAGGACTTTGGCATCTATGACCTGCCTCAGTTTCTGAATGGTGTCGGTCTGATGAATGACCCTGACATCGATCTGAAGCATGACTCTTACATGATCATCCGCGAAGGTCGTAGCACCCGTGTGAAGTTTGCCTTTGCTGATCCTGAAGTCATTGTCAGTCCTCCTGAGAAGGCAATCGAACTGCCCTCTCGCGATGTCTGCTTCC